TCGGAGCTCCTGAATTATATAGTTTGGAATCAAATCCTATATATGCCTCATTAAAAAGTGATTGGGAATAGTTTAAAAATATTTTTCCCATTGCATTCATTACCTCATCTGCATTTGCTACTTGTCCATTTATTATTGTCATTTTAGATTTTAATCTCCATCATCTTTATTATCATATTATTTTATAGTTTCTATATTATTTAAGGGTTTCTACCCATAAGATATTTGTATTTTATTTATTTCCCCGGTGCTTGAATTATTTTCCGTAGCTCTCCATCTTAAGTCAATACCAGTATCTGCAAATGTATGTTCTGTACCAGAAGTTACCTCCTCCCAATTACTTCCTCCGTCGGCAGTCATGTCATATGTAAAGCTTCCAGAGATTTCTGTGCTTGTTAACGTAGCTGTAGTAATTGTTCCATGATTTAATGCAACAGCTAGACTTTGGGAAATCTGACCACTTGTATAAGTCGTTGTTTCTCCAGTTGTATTCCATGTTGCAGTCGTATTTACTGTATCTTTATATGTTGTAAAATTAAATTTCTCGATCATTGTTTTATCATAATTCGTAACACTAGCAACTACAAATTCATTATCGTAAGAACCATCTCCCCATTTGAAACTATCCCAAGTACCATAATCAGTATTATCCCAAATAAGCGTATCTCCAGTAATGTCTCTGGTCCTTGTTCTAATTCTTCCTGTCTTTGCAGCCACATTAATATCTTCAGCAAAGGTTAAATATTTTTGAATAATATCTGCGTTATCTTGCTTTGCTTCTAATTTTTTTATTCTATCACTTAGATCTTTATTCCAATCAGAAAATTGAAATTCTTCAATCCCAACACTTATATTTTTAGTTCCATCTGGATATGTCATACTTAATTTCATAATCACAAAGGTTTGGTCTATGCTATTAAAGCTATCAATAATCTGAATTGTTTCTCCAACATCTACATTCTCTGCCCAATTCACAAGCAATTCTCCACTTGTTACTGGCGTGCCATAAACACTAACAATCTTTTTAGCCAATTTCCTTGCATCACTTGTCGTCTTTAAAGTATCATCAATAACTTTCTTTGGAAACAAAGTATAAGAATCAATACTCTCTTCATTTCTTGCAGTAATTTTAATCGGTACCTCATATTCATAGACTATAACTACTACTTCTGATCCAGACATTGCAGACTCAAAAATAATTTCTTTGGTTTCTTTTTTATAAGTATAATCATAAGTTCCAACAGCTCCATCTATCCCACCAACAACCTCTGTTCCATCAACAGTTATATAAACATTTCCTATAATTTTATAAGTTAAATCAAAAGTAGTTTGCGCAGCACTTGCTGAAAATGATTCGCTAGTATTAAATCTAGCATTATCTCCAACGACTGTACAGCTATTTATTAATCTGTTAGGATTTTTCACCCAATTTGATTCCATAAATGCATTATCTCCTACTGTCAAAATTACGCTTGCAGAAGTCTTACCTTTTGATTCAAAATATAAATTTTTAGAATTATCAACTCTTATTTGCCAATCTAAATCTTTTAAAATTCTATTGATAACTTCTTGAGCAGTTTCTTCATTGACTACAAACCTAGATAATGTTATACCAGTAGTTTCTGTTCCCGCATAAGTTAAATCTGAATAGTTTGTAATTATATCTTCAACAATATATTCTAAAGTTTTGTCTTCATAAACTTCAGAGATGAAGGCACTACGATTTAACCTTCCATCATAGCTCTCCATAGTTAAAATAAGTTCTTCATTAATTTCTTTGTTAGTTATATCTCCATTAAATTCTGCAACAAAAATATCATCTCCATCATTATATCCAATACTTACATCATCTCCAATTTCAAAATTAGCTTCATCATCTCTTGATAATTTCATTTTTGTATGATCTATTGCTTTACTTCCTTCTTTACTATAGATAAAGCCATACAGGGGATAATCTACTCCTCCATTTTTAATGTAATATTGCTTAACTGTCATTGTGTAACTTCTACATGTTCTTCAATATCTATCCAAACTTCTGTAGATGAATTTTTAGTTATAGAAGTAAATATGTCTCTAACTAATAAATTTCCCGCTACAGCATTATCCAATAGTCCTACTTCCACTAACGAATTTCCATTACTTTCTGTACTATTCAAATAGAACGATAAAATTATATCGCTTGTGCCAACTGTAGATTCCTGAATTGCCTTTCTAGTTACCTCTGCACCTAATGCTGTATCTGAGATAGCAGGGGTGGTATTATCTGTCCCAACGGCAATATGAGTACCATTTGTAGTAATTGATGTTTTTACCGCAGTTTTCAACGTTGTTAAAAATCCAGTTGTGTTTACCATTTTAGATTATATCAGCCCCCACTACTAGAGTAATAATTACATTGTAAACTACTTCTCCATCACATGAGTCAGTAATATCCAAAGATGCAAATCTTATATTAAATTTTTCTACAGCGACGTTATAATTTGTTCCCTCATATGTCATTATAACAACACTACCTTTACTAAACATAGTTTTTAATAAATCTTTTTTATCTTTTCCGGAAATTTTAGTTTCTGAAGCATTTAATTTTCCATAATTAATAACTCCTGTAATTGTATAACGATCTTCAACTCTATTTAAATTTAAAATTTTTGTTGTTTCTGGTGAATCTGATGTAGTTGGAATACTAATTACCTTTAAGGTATTAATTACATTTTCTTCAACTAATTTAACACCGATATAAACAATATCTGTACCCTTTGTAAATTTTATATTATCATACGTTGTCATCACTCATTTCTCCTTATTTTTTCAATTAGCATTCTATCTCTATCATCTAACTCTCTTTTTAAATCATTCGTTGAAAACCCATAAAAGTTATTTGTTATGTTTGAAGTACCACTACCACCACCTAAATTTGGAGGAGCACCCTTAAATCCAACAAGATTATCATTAGGATTAATACTCTGTGCACCCTGTCCAGCTCTCCAAATAAAATCATCTTTTCTACCACCTCTACCAGAGCCACCAGTAAACTTTTCTTTAATTGATTGGATAACACTTATTGTTATTTTTCCAGAAGTTTCAATACCCTTCCTCATCCATGCTGGAAATAATGAAAGGATAGCATCAAGTACCTTTCTACCCAAAGATTTTATTCCATTAATCATTCCTTTAATAATATTGGCACCAACAGTAAACATTTTAGAAACAATACTTTCAAGCATCTCAAACACTTCTATAGGTAATTTCCAGAACCACATAATTATTGCCTTAATCATATCTGGAATTATTGAATGTCCTACAAGTTTATTATAAAGCCATACAAAAAATCCAACAATATTGTCCACAACCCATTTAAAAACCCTAATAACTCCTATTGCAATCATTGCAGAGAAGTTTAAAAATCCAAAAAATAGATTTTTTATAAAAGAAATTGCTGCTCCAAAAATACTTTTTACTGCTTCCCAGGCACCATCCCAATCTCCTTTAAATATAGCAACAATTAATTCTATTATTCCTTTAAAAAAATCATATATAGCAGTAAAAACTCCTTTAAAATTTTCCCAAAAATCAGATACAAACCCTTTCATTCCCATAAAATTTTCTTTCCAAGCAACATACATACCAATTATGATTGCTATAATTACTGCAATCACTGCTACTGCTATTGCTGATAATCCTACTAAAAATGCGCCCACTGCTTCAACTGCAGCGCCAAAAATAGGAAAGAATAATATAAGTGATCCAATACCTAATGCAAATTGTGCTAGAACCATAATTATTGTTGCAAAAATTACACCTAAAATAACAAAAATCCCTATTGCTTTTTTTACACCAGATGGGAGATTTATAAACCACTCCATAATCTTTAAAAAATAAGGAAAAATCATTTCCATTACTGGTAAAAACAAAGTTAAAAGCATAAGTCTAAATATATCAAATACCCCAAAAGCTTCCATTACAGGTTGCAAGAATCCCATAAACATTCTTTGTAACATCATTCCAAAAAACATAACTCCCAATGCTTCCATACGGAACCCCTTCATCCCATGTGTTAATCTTCTTATACTCATAGCTGCTCTTCCCCCGGATGTTTTCATAACTTTAAAATTTTTATTCATATCAATAAGTGCTTCTTTTGGTTTAGACATAACATTACCAAACTCTTGCATATTTTTTCCTACTGACTTTAAATGCTTCTGGGTATTACCTAAACCTTTTGTAAAGCCAGCTGTCATTGCTTGCAATATTACCTGTATTTTTTCAACCATTCCTGCTGTCATTTTCTTTTACCTTTTCCTTTAGTGTCCCATTTAGCTGCTTCTCTTTCATCATCTATTCTTTTTAGCACTGAAAATTCTTTAAGTAAAGTATTCATTTGTTTTATAGCTATTGGTTTTTGAGAGATGGTGTAAATTACTTTTCCATTTGAATCTTTTACTTCAAAATCCCTACCAATAATTTCTCCAAGACAACTGAACTCACGAGCCATATTTAAAATGGCTGTGAGTTCTGTCCCCTTTTGACTACCTTTCTTATCGAGAATACGTTCTTTAAGATTCTCTATCGGACTCTTTTTTTTCATCTTTATCCTCCTCTTTTGCTTTATTCTGTTTTTCTTTAATAAAATCTTTAATTCCAGTCTTTTTCATGTCTTCTTCTTTGAAATTATTTGCATCCATAAAAGCATCCATTAGTTCTTTCATAAACTCAAGAGAAATTTTTTCTGCATCTTCTTCATTTATTTCAAGAGATGTTGACCATATTTTTCTTACATTATCCTTAAGTTCTGTGATACTAGAATCTTCTTTTATATTCATTAAATCCATATCCTTAAGTCCAAGTGGCATAATTTTTACTTCAATCTGCGGTTGTCCTCCCATTGGACTCTTTGGGATCTTGTAAGTCTTATATTTTGCATACAATTTTCCTATTTCTTCAATTTGATTTAAACTACTCATGTTAATTTAACCTCCTTCTAATCTTATTTTTACCATCTAAAGTTTTGATACCTTCATTAGTTGATGGATTTTCATCTTTTATTTCAAGAGATTCTACAGCAATAAGCCTAGATTCTATCTCCTCTAATTTAGCCATAATAAATCTAGTATCTTGATTAGGAATGTCATCTATAAGCCACTTTAAAGCCATTGCTTTGTTTCCATTAAATTCAGCTTCGGATAGTTCTGTAAATCTATTTTGAGTATCACTAGGAATATTTTTTATTAAAATATCCTCACCATAAATAATTAATTTAGAATATCCTCTTTCAGTAATGATATGACATCTTTTACAAAGAGTTATTAAATTATCTAAATGATTATTTTTAGATTCTGAATAAGGAATAATATGATGTACTTCATTGCCTTCTAGTTTACATCTTTGACAAACACCAGTATCTCTTTCTATTGCTTTTTCTCTTTGGATGTTCCAATCTTCGCCTCGATACTTTTTAGTTCCACCTTTCCAATTAGGATTAAGGTCTCCTGGTTTAAACTCAGTATCTAAAGAATTATGTTTAGTTTTATTTGCTTTTCCCATTGATTTAGCAGATTCTATCTTTTTGGGAGAAGGAATCTTATTAGCTTTCTCCACAGCTATTCTCATTATTTCTCTATAATTCTTATCTTTCCATTTACAGGATTTAGAACAAAATCTTTTAGATTCAAATTGAACACGACTATATTTAGGATAATCTTCTTTATCCATAACTTTTCCACAAACTTCACACTCAACTTGCATCTTTCTTTCCCTCCAATATTTTAATAAGATTAATAATCTTTTCCTTAAACTTTTTGTACTCTTCTGCTTTTTCAAAAATATCTTTTAAAAGCATCCCATAATCCCCACAAAATTCTTCTTCTGCCAATAGCTTAAATGTCTCTTTTGTTTTATCTGGTACTCTCGCTATGTGTAGCGATTTTTTGTTCTCCTGGAGCTTCCTAAACAGCGTATCAGCTGAATTATCCACTCCAGGGGATTCCGTATTTTCTATTTTCTGTTCTTTCAATTTCTATTCTCCTTTATTTAACCGAATGTATTTGCTGTTGTGTAATCGGCTATTGCTGGTAGGGCATCACTTCCACCACCAGCTGCACAACTCTCTATCATTACATTTGCCGTACCGCTTTTATTAAAAGCCGCACATTTGTAAGTTACTGTATATTTCAGAATTCCATCTGTAAAACTTGGTTTAACACTGGTAAAAATACCATTTGCATATCCAATTCTTAATCCAGAAGATGTACTTGCTATGGCTTCTCCTGCTTTGGTTGGCGATGTCTTATCTGTCCAAAGAACCAAAACTCTACATTTTTCTCTTTTTCTATTATTAATCACTCTTTGTGGTGATTCAGAAATTATGTAATCCTCTCCTGTTGCCATAATATCTGAAGCTACCGATAATATACTTGCACTATCAATAGCTGTAACATATGTTTCAGTATCATCCGTAGTGTTTCTAACCTTATCTCCTACTGCAATTCTATCTGTAAATGTTTCCGAAGAATCCACAAGTTTACTTGTAGTAGTTCCATCTGTTGTACCTGTGACTATCCTTAGTCCTCGAGTTATAACATATGTTTCTCCAGAAGTAAATATATCTGCAGATACTGACAAAGTTGTCGCACTATCAACTGCCGTAACTGTTGCATATGTTGTGTCCGTAGTATTAGTTATTCTATCTCCGATCAATACTCCAAGATTTGTAAAACTAACGCTAGAATCCACAAGTTTATCACCAGTTGTAGCTGTTGTTGTTCCATTTATAACATTATTGTTTCCATGTAATAAATCAAAAAAACCATCTCCGGCCCCTGCCTCTAAAGGATAAACCTCAAAAGTTATTGATGAATCTCCTTCTGGATTCCATTTTGCAACTCTTCCACCATTAGTAAGAGCCATACCTTCAATATCTTTTTCTCCAATATCAAAGTCTACAGTTTCTGTAACTGAAGCAAATTGTACTTCTTCTCCTCCAATAACAGAAATCCCTACAAGGCACTGCTCCATCCATGCATCATTTACCATTTTATCCAAATTTGTTTGATGTAGTGTATGATGCTATTGTTGGTAATATGTCTCCAGCTGTTGTTCCTGCACAACTCTCTATCATAACATTACCCGCTGCACTTTTGTCGAAAGCTGTTGTTTTATAAGTTACTGTGTATTTTAGAATACCATCAGTAAAACTTGGTTTAACACTTGTGAAGTGTCCATCAGCCATTCCTATTCTTAATGCAGAATATGTATTTGTTGTAGTTTCTTGTGCTGTTGTAACTGTTGAATCATTTGTCCAAAGAACTAAAACTCTATATTTATCTCTATTTCTATCGTTTGTAATTCTTATTGGTACTGATGAATCTACGCTATGCATAAGATCAAAGAATCCTTTACCGGTTGTTCCAGTGTCAGTTCCTGCTTCCAAAGGATATGCTTCAAAAGTTATTGATGAATCACCTTCTGGTGTCCAATTAGTAACCCTTCCTCCATTTGTCAACGGTATTCCTTCAATATCTTTTTCTCCAATATCAAAATCAACTGTTTCAGTAAGTCCAGCGAATTGTATATCACTTCCACCTGCTATAGATATTGCAATTAAGCAAGTCTCCATCCAAGCATCTTCTACTGCTGCTGCTGTCATTTTTTATTAACCTCCCTTAATTTAATTATTTTTTTTGTTTTCTTTTCCAGCTTTTCAACAAACTCAACCTTCCAAATCTCACTTTCTATTGGAGGCTTGTTCGTAAATATGAATTGTTTTGGTTTTACAAAAATATCTTTTCCGTAAAAACTATCTCTAAATTTCCTTACATCTTTTCTTTTATTGGTTACTTTGTATTTTTCCATTTAAACTTTTACCGCCCTTTCTGTCATTCTTCTCAATATAGGAGTTAATTTTGGCCTTGATCTTCTATACCCATTATCAATAAAGGGGTGTGGCTTTACAAATATTCCAAAGCTTTTAAGTTCTCTCTTTTCAACCATCTTTGCCCTTCTTCTGATGCTTATGCTTTTGGATTGTTTTGCCCAAGATAATAGTGCGCCCCTACTTCTTTTAACGCTAACATAATGTGGCTTCATGTGATCCAATGCCAAGAGATATTGTCTCATAAATAAAAATCCAACATAACTTTTCTTTCCCTGTCTCCATTCAATACCTTTCTGCTGAGAAGTTCCCCTAAAATCAATGCTGGCTTGTCTTACTGAAGTTTTCATATCCCTCTCGAGTATCTTTCCCCATTTTATCATTGCCCTAATTGTCATCGCTGGTAATTGTTTTTTTATCCTACCAAGAATTCTATCAGCTTTTATAAAATCTCCAGAAGTTGAAATTGTTATTACCTGTACCATTTTAAGAACTAATTTGTATTCTACTCTCAAACGAAAGCATTATGCTCCTCCTGTAAATTAATTCATTATTCATTATTTCATTCCCAACAGCAGTTGTAGAAGTATTTGAAAACTTCATAGAATTTCCACTTAAAGTATTTCTATTTGTAATATTCATAAATGTTTTTACTAAACTATTTGAATAAGTGTCCATATCTGATAATCCATTTCCATCATTACTTCCATATCCTCTATCGCTAGTAAGTATTTCAACTTCTACATCCCAAAAAATAGACTTCGATTTACCATCAAGACTTCCCTTTCCTTTTTCTTTTTCAATATCAACATCTGCAGGATGAACAATTATGCATGGATAACCCTGGAAACCTGATGATTTAACATCTGGCTCCCTAGAATAAACTCTTTTTCTAAATTCCGCAGAAGAAACTGAAGCATCTGGAATATTTGTAGTTGTTATCAATGCTATTACGTTGTTCCTCGATTCACTAAATAAATTTTCGTATGTTACTTGATTTGCCATTTTACCCTCGGGTTTTATGTATTGCCCATAGACAACACTATATGCGAATTAGAAATCATATTGATTTCTGCTTCATCCGCATTCATCATTTCAGGATTGAACTCGTTCCTTCCTGCTATCATAGCCTTACCAATATTGTCTTGGATTAAGGCCCTCTTTGCATATAATAGTGTAAGTCTTGTGATGTCTCCAGGTACTGTATCATTTCCATAGAAATAAATTATCTTAATTCTCTCTGCAACACCTTGAGAATATAATTGAGACGGGTCTGCATCTCTATAGATATAAATTCTTCCATCCTCATTAGCATTTATTGAAGTTTGCCATGGTTGAATTGTCCAAGATACTTCTGTTCCTTCTACTGTGTCTGAACGGAAAACTATTGTACTGTGAACCGAATCTGTATTACTATGAGTTGCGGCAGTTGTTCCAAGAACTCCTCTTGTGCATCCTGTTAAATCATCATCAGATGTTCCAGTGTAAGTTATTACTTCACTTCCAACAATAATGTAGCCAGAAGATGGGAATTGCTCACCACCCTGTGAACTTGATAAGCTTATTGTTGCATCTGTTTCAGTTATATCTCCGTCGAGAGCAGAGGAAATATCAATCAATGGTTTTCTTTTTGTTAATATTATACCCTGGTAAAATCCTTTTGAATTTTGTATTTCTATTTCAATAGGATAAGCTGGGTTATCTTGAGTTCCATCAGTATAAGTTGTATTTGTTTTAACATCAACTTCTTTTTCAGCTCTACTTAATGTTGATATTATAAAAGAGTCTTTCATTCCATTTGAATAATAACTATAAGCCGCCCATATTTTTGAAGTAGAAATAAGAGTAACTCCTGCAGTAGTTAACACTATTGTTCCAGTGTCATTATCTAGTTCATAGTGAGTTGTTTCTGTTAGTGCTATTGCAGTTGCTGAAGTTGCTCCATAATAAAGATTATATGAATCTGAAATTACAGATTTCTGATCTAAATAAAAAGTTGTTGCTGATTCATCACCAGTGCCAACATCTTCTTTTGTCGGAGTTCCAGCAACATCCCAAGAAGGAATATCTTTTTTAATACCAATCATTTCAGAAAACATTAAAGGAGTTGCATATTTTAGGCTAGTACTTGTTGATAAAGAAGAAGCGGTTGATGCCCCAAAAGTTATAAAATAATTTATTCTTATTAAACTATCATCCCACATTGCATTTAAAAATGTAATGATATTATCTGAAATTGTAAAATCATTTCCAGCACCTTCGTGGAGAGTTGTTCCACTTACAGATAAATCAATCCCGGAAGAAATAACTCCAGAATCTGGAAGAGTATATGTTCTATCATCATCACCATCAGAACCTGTGCAACTAGCACCTGTAGTATTTATTGTCCTTGGTAATAAATTATTTAACATTATATTTTTCTCCTCAGAGTATCGCACTGAACCTCAGTTCTATATTTTTAAAGTTTTTAATCTTTTTAATTGTTTCTATCATCCTAAAATCCAATGATTTTCTTAAGGCCCAACGCTAATGTCAAAACCGAAAGCCACACATACTGAATTTTTCTATGGAATGAATAATCTTTAAAGTTCTTTCTAATATGTAATACATTCTTAAACATAATTAAATCTCTTTCTTTTGCACTCATTTTTATAAACTGATCTTCACTTATATCCAGACCGCAATAATCCTCTATCAACTTATTTTCCCTCCAGAATTAACAACGAACGAACACCCTGAACCTTGATACATTATTTGGCCTGTTGAATTGAAATCTAATGTTGAATTTATTCTAACGGTTCCGCTACCTTGCAATGATAA